GGAATGCAGGCAGTCCACCCGCTGTGATGACGGGTGTGTTCCTGCTGTATGCCCCGGCATACGTGGGCATGCTGTACGTGAGGGACATGATCAGGTACGGACGTGACCAATGACTAACCCCGAAATATTTTTCCGGAATCGTGGCGATGCCACGTTCGAAGCAGCCCTGTACAGGATTAGCATGACCGTGCTCAGCGCGGTCATCGTCGGAGCGTTCGGTCTCACCCTGCGGGTCTTACGCCCATGCCATCGCAACATGTAGACTAGGCTTGCGAGCGGGATCCCGAACCAGATGTTCGGGTACCAGCCCTGATGCAGTCCCGAAGGGAAGCGGGTTCAGGGAACGAGAAGAGGGCGGGAGCATTGCGCTCCCGCCCTCTCTCCATACGCGCGCTAGTACGGGGACACGCCACCCAGTTCGTCAATGATCTTGTCGATCAGCCGTGAAGCACGCTGCTCCACGGCCTGCCGAGTGACACCACGCTGGTCAGCGAGATCCTTCGACGGCACACCCTCCCCGTACAGGGAGATCAGCAGGGACTGCTGGTCTGGTTCAAGGGCAGCCAATGCTGCCGTCACATCAGCCAGCATCGACTCGATCTCCATCCCCTCAGACAGGGTACGGGTGCGCTTCACGCGCGCAGACGACTGCTCCTGCACCATGACACCACCGTTGCAGTGAGCCTCGATCAGTGCAGCGACAAGCGACGACGAGTAGAAGTACTCGTCGCTCGCCTTGTACCCAGACCGTCTCGCCTTGTCCTGCCGACACATGATGTCGCCAGCCCTGTACAGGTTGCGCTCCAGATACTTCAGTTCCCGCTTGTACACGTCCTCGTTCTCCGCATCCAGCAGCGGAGCGAGACGCTTGCGCTTGGACAGCAGCCACACCCACAAGTCCTGACGGACATCGGCAGCCTCAGCCCACGGCCTGTACTTACGTGCGAGACGATGCGCCACGACACTGGCAACAGTGTCGATGTCGCCCTGCTGCTCATCAGTCAACGTCACCATGAGTACCGCACTCCATCCACAATGAACGACTTGTTGTTGATGGGCACCAGAACAGGGGTGACGTTGTGTCCCTCCTCGATCAGCAGGCCGAAGCCCTGCTGCCAGTTCGCCATGCCCTTCATGTAGGCCATGCCGCTGGTCTTGATGTCGATCAGGTGACCGACCTCCATGCCCCAACGGATGCGCTGGATCTTCGACCCGACCATCTCCGTGGTCGGGATCAGACCCATCCTGTGTGTGTGGCCACACACCACACTGGAACCAATGCGCGTACTCAGACCAGCCCCGGTCATGCCCCCATGCTTGGACAGGGAACCCTCATCCCCGTGCATGAGATACCAACCCTTGGCCAGTTGGAACGGCTCACGATGGAACGTGATGCCCAGTTCCTGATGACGGAAGAACGTCCCGTACTCCAGTTCCGGCAGGCCCATCAGCCCCGGTAGCCGGGTGCTGATACTCGTCCACAGCCGGTCGCCATGGTTGCTGCGGGACAGGTGCTGGATCTTCAACTGGCGCAGCACCTCGACTGTCACGTCCCTGTGCTTGCCGATGTCGCCAGTGAACTCACCCTTCGTGCCACGAGTCCAGCGGCTCAACTGGGGGAGATCGGCCTCGTCCCCTACGCACGCCACGACATCAGGCTTGAAGTCCTCGATGAACTCAGACACAGCATCGACCGCTTTGCGGTCCACGTATGGCGCTTGAAGATCGCTCACGATCACGGTCGTCTTCATGCCAGCGCCTTGATCGCCAGCATCGCCCCGTAGGCGATGATGTCGGCAGCCTCTTCAAGGATGTCGACCTTCAGTTCTTCGACAGACTTCGTCTCGAACTTCTGGATCTCGCCGCCGTACTGCTCGGCCCCGATCCCCTGCACACGCTCCGCTGCCAGAGCAGCGAGCGACATGATGAACGCAGACAGGTCACGGGGATCAACCCCGTGCCCGTGCTGCGTCACCGCCGGGTGATCGAAGAGGCTACGTCGATGCCAATCACGCCAGTCTTCCAGTCCACTGATTGGATCTTGAGTCCAAGATCCTGTAGTCGTGTCAGTACCCACGGGATTACCTCCGCTAGTTCTTGCTCAGAGCGCCTGTCCCCAGCGGAGGCGGCGTTACGATCCGATGTTACCACGTTGCATTCACTCCTCGGCAAGACCCACGAGGGTGCGAAGTGCCTGAGTTCCCTGCGCTTGGACGAAGTCGGAGAGATCCTGCCCACGGGGCAGGAGGATGTTCCGTGCCCACGGGAGATCCCGCATGATCCGACCAGCCAGATCCTGCCCCGGGTTGGAGCCGTCCTCCTTGTCGTCGTTGTCTGTGACAACGAAGATGTTCTGGAAACCCTTGAGCACACGGGAGTGGTGCGGCTTCCAGTGCTGCACCCCGGCGATGCCAACGCTGTTCAGGCCACACACGTAGTGCGACACGACACAGTCCAGTTCACCCTCCGTGATCAGGATGTACGGCTCACCCGACAGGACAGCCTCCGTGTTGTACAGGCGGGACCGCTGGCCGGTAGGCCACAGGTACCGGGGGCCGGGACGCTCATCAATCACACGGAACTTCACGGCCTCCACACCAGACACGGTGTAGTACGGGATGCACAGCATCCCTGCGTACTGCTCATGACCGGGAGCAGGGTTACCTGTCCATCCAAGACGGGCGATAGACGCTGCGCCGAGACCGATCCCCCTTCCCGCGAGATACTCCTCGGCTGGACTTCCCGCCAGATCTCCTTGATACCGGACTGACGCCTCGGTCAAGAAGGCTTTCTGCGAGTGCTGCTGCATCAGTGAATCCCATCCCTTCGCGTTCCATGATCAGGTTGTAAGCGTCGCCGCCTGCTTGGCAGGCGAAGCAGAACCACACACCCTCGGTCGTGTTCACGGTGGCCGACGCATTGGCGTCGTCGTGGACCGGGCACTTGATGGTTCGCTGCCCATATCCGTTCGGATATGTCAGCCCGTAATAGTCGAACACTGCCTCCAGCAGTTCAGCCTTCGCGTCCTCATCCTGCTGCGACATTGAGATGCAACCTCACAGATGTTGGTGCGTCACCCAGAAGGATCCCTGCGCGGCGTCGTGCCCGGGTCCGTTCCTCCGGACCCATGCCACCCCAGAACCCGTACTCCTCGTTGTGCAGAGCCCAGTTCAGGCAGTCCAACTGGGCTGGGCACCGTGAACAGGCGAGGCGCACCTCGTCTGACCAGCGATTGTTGGGCGGGTCGAAGAACAGGTTCGGGTCCATGTCCTTGCACACGGCTTCTTCACGCCAGTTACGACGGGCCATAGCCAGCCTCCTTCAGTAGGTGGACGTAGACGGAGAGCGGAAGCGTGGCGTAGTACGCACCGGGGTCGGTGACTCCTCGCCGCTTGTGGACCACCGCTCCCACCTCGTTGTTTCCATGTTGCATTTCGACCACGAGTTCGTCAACCCAGCCAGCCAGTGCCAGAACCTTCTGGTTCTTGCACTCCCATGTCACTCCCGGCGTGCCGTCGATGTCGCCACGGTCGTCCTGCCAACCGGCTCTCGTGCGCTCCGCACCCACCCAGCCCTGCTCACGCAGGTACTGGACGATCTCACGTTCGAACGCACTACCCTTGTTCTTGCTTGCGCTTGGCACGCTTCGCCTCCTTCTCCGCAGCCTTCTCGGCTAGATACCTGTCAAGGTTGTCGGCGTGCTGCTTGTCCCACCCCTTGCATGTGTTGCATGCAGGGTCGTTGTGGAACGGCCAGTTGCACGGGCCGCTCATGAGTACTTGGCTTGGCTTCGGTTGCGATCCAAGAGGAACGCCATCGACGACTCGATGGTTTCCATCACCGACACAACATTTGCGTACAAGTCACTGGGATGACACGCGGTGTCCCCGACTTTGTACACGTCTTGCACTGCCGTTCGAACCATATCCATGTACTCGTCAAGAGTCATGTAGTACGCCTTCACGTGAGGCATGTTCATGTACCCGGACATCCCGTACCCCTCCAGTTCTTGTGACCACCATTGCGAATGGAATGCAGGAACACTGCATCTTGAATGTGAGGCGGTGCATCCGATGCACGCTTGTACTGGCGTGCACCCTTCACCCACTTGGCGTTGCCCCTCCACGTGGAGTCAAGGAACTGGTACGCCCCGGATGCCGTGCTCACGGGGTTCTCTGCGTCGTAGTCGTGGCGTGACTCATGCTGCCTGATACAGGCAGCGAGATCCTGCACATGGTCTGGTGCCTGTACCAGCGGTGACATCACCGCAAGAGCAGCCGCACCGACGATGGTTCCAATCATTGATCCTCCGATCAGTCGATCTCTGTCGGTGCACGGAGTAGCGCACCGCAGGCCACACACTTCGCATCTGTGAAGTAGGTGGCGACCACACCTTCAGAGAAGGTGGCGAGAACACCGAACAAGTTGTTCCCGCACAAGCATTCGCTCGTCGGTCCGAACTCACGCAGATCCTCCGTCTGCTCAGTCATGAGCAGATCGGTGATCGGCAGAGTGATGTCGTCAGCCATCTTCGTGACGACGGATGTACCCCTGCTCATGGAGATCCAAGATGCGGGGCAGCAGGTAGGCGAGGGTCTCCCGTGTGCAGCACGTATCGCAGCCGCAGAACTCGACACCCGACTGGGTGTCGATGACGAACGGCCCGTCCTCGCTGTCGACCAGCGTGGAGAACAACTCGTTGAGGTACACCTCGTACCCCATCTCCAACATCTCCATCGGGGCCTGATCCCAGTACCAGTCAGAAATCTGTGTCACTCGTATGACCTCCATGCTTGTGCGTTCTTCAGATCCGCAACCGTGTTGTAGAACGACATGCGTGGGGCATCCACGTAGATCGTCACGTAGTCCTCACCGGACGGTGAGGGCGTCGCATGCCTGTGCTTGACACAGGCCACACGCATCTGTCCCTCGGCAGGGAGCATCGCCAGCGACAGGATCATTTCCGGGTACTGACTGACCTTGCCCCTGATCGCACCACGTGGGTACGGGTACTCGCTGGCGTGCTTGGACGGTGACTCGTTGACGTGGTGAAGGATCACCACCGCACAGTCTTTGGCTCTCGCCAACTGGTGCAGGAACGCCATCGTGTCCAAGAGTCCGGCGAAGTCACCCGATGACTCGCCCGACTCCACGTTCAGCAGGTTGTCAATGACCACCATCTGGAGGTGGCCTTCCCCGTACACCTCCTCGTATGCGAGGAGTTCCATGTCGATGTCCTCCAGCGACACGGACGGGTCGAACGAGAACTGAATGCCAGCCTGCGTGATGGCTTCGCCAGCCTCATCAATGATGTCCTGTGCAGACGTGCCATCCATCTGCTTGACCTCATCGAACGTGTGCCCGGTCGCAATGGCGGCAGCCCTGTACCGGGTGGTGCGCTTGTCCGTGTCAGCGGAGAACACGAACGTTGGGATGCGAGCCGCCACTGAGTACCAGAGCGACAGCATGGACTTGCCGCCGTTCGGGGCGGCAACGATCATGCACACCTGTCCACGCTCAAACCGGATGCCCTTCTGCGTCAGCGCAGGGAGGATCTCCGGCAGTGGCGTGGATGCAGCAGTGGTCTCGGACTGCGAGACCTGAAGCAGAGACTGCATGTTCACCTCCAGAGATGGGAAGGGCGGGGCACACGGCCCCGCCCTTCACCTACGACTGACTAGACCCAGACGATGGGAGCCTCAGCGGCTCCCGCAGGGAACGGCTTCGGTCCCTTGACGGGATCCACGAACGCCTTCCGCGCCTTGCCGTTCTTGTCGCGCCACTCCTTCAGCACGTACAGGCCACGGCCATCCGGCAGGGCCGGAGCCTCGGGGTGGTTGTACGTGAAGGCGTTGCCGTACTTGTCGTTCACCATCTCAGGGGAGGCAGCCGCAGCAGGGGCAGCGGCAGCCGGTGCAGCAGCCACGGTCTCCGTGACCACGGTCCCGGGCATGGCCTCCTTCACTGCGGCGATAGCCGCAGCCTGCGTGGTCACGCTGTTGCGGAACTCGCTGATCTCGTCAGCGATCTCGGGGTTGGCGTTGAACTCACGCAGACGATCCAGCAGTTCGTCAACGGTGTTGGCACGCACCGCACAGAAGTTGTGCGACACGACGAACGGGGCCTCAGTAGTGCTCATGTGTTCCTCTCGGGGTTGGGGTGTTGTGGTCAACATGTTGCCATCAGGACGAAGAAACGGTCAAGTCGGTGGCCGCAACGAAGTTGGGTGACAGCGAGTCGTACTTCCAAGCGTCGATCCCTCCCACGGTGTAGCACGCATCCCTGACATCACAGGTGAAGCAGGCGTCGCCGGGGTTGGGCAGGAAGATCCGATCCTGCACACCCTTGTTCAGGCCAGAGAACACGGTGGTGAAGTACTGCTCCGTGTATCGGGTGAGGTCGTACGTGTCCGTCAGTTCCCCTTGACGGGTCATGAAGAACACGCCCTGCTTGACCTCGATGCCGAGGTTCAAGCGCAGGGACTGGGCGTACAGGGCCAACTGGATCTGCGAAGTCGGGACTCGCGTCCCGCTCTTCGCGTCCATCACCAGCAGGTTCTCGTTCGGGTCAACGATGACAGCGTCAAGGAATCCCTTGACGGTGACATCACCGAAGGTGGTGGTCGTCTCAAACTCGGACAGGATCTGACCGTCGATCTCCACGATCTTGTACCCAGACGTGTTCAGCCAGTGCTCGTAGGCGAGCAACTGGCGCAGACCTTCGATGCCCCACCAGATCGAGTCTTCCTTGTTCGGCTTGTCCTTGGTCTGCCGACCGGCGCGCTTCCACTGCTCACGGGGAACGTTCGTCTCCCACTCCACCTTGTGGAGGATTTCCCCGTACACGCGGTTCCACTCCGTGCGGATGTCCACGCGGTCACCCGTGATGGACGCACGGTTGATCATGTCGATCACTTCGTGCAGGGCAACGCCAGATGCCGTCCACACGGCAGGCACACGGGGTGCCTGCATGATGCGGTTCAACTCGTACGCCTTGCCGCAGCGAAGCCACTGGCCCAACTGGCTGTGTGACACGTGGCTCACGGGTGCTCCTCCCGGCCAAGGACCATGACCTCGCGGTGCATGTCTGCGTCGTAGTACTGGCGTGTGATCGCATTGAAGCCGCGCTCAGCGGCCAAGCGGTAGTACTTGCTGAGGTTGACGAACGAGTCGACGTTGTACGCAATCACGAACTCGTCATGCGTCAGGTCATGCAGTGCTGTTACGGCCCCCTCGGCCAGCACCTGTGTTGCCAATGCAGTTCTCCCTTCCGGGTCGTCGGTGGCTAGACCGTATCACAACATGGTGACAGTGCTGGGTGTTGACACGTTGGGACGGCGTGTCGCATCATCTCCTCGGCGACACCAGTCGCTGGGGGTGGATGCCTGCGACGGGCGAGGGGATGTCTCCCTACCCGGCAGTCACGCTCCTCCTACCTACTCCACGGGTCTGACATGTGGGGGGGTAGGGGGGGCGTGTTCTGCTCAGGGTTCGGGGATGGGGGAGGTTGTATGGGGAGATGCCGGACGGCATCTTCCCTGATTACATGATGAAAATCATGGATGGGTGTCCCCCGATTGGGGGACACTGATGGTTACAACCGAACGATGTTCTTGCCGTCGGTCTTCTCCCGACGGACATAGAAGAATCCTTCATCCGTATCCGGCAGGTAGACCACGACTGCGTCCTCGTCACGCAGTCGATCAAGCCATGAGTCAAGCCGATTGTTCTGTGCATCTGTGAGCGACTGTCCGGCGTTGCGCCGGGACAGGAGCCTGAGCATGGATATGGCGTAGTGGTGGTTGTGTTCGACCTTGATCCGCTTCCACGGGATCGTGTCCTCGTACCGGATGCGATTGGTTTCACCAGCGCGGCTGAGTGCCGCGCTGACAGTGGAACGGGCGACCTTGTAGCCCGTCTCCTCGTAGATGCGATCAGCGATCTGCTGGTGTGTCATGGTCTTCGCCCACTCCACCAGAGTGCTGTCGCTTGGCAGGTACCTCTTGGCTGGCATGATGCCTCCGACCCCCGTTGAGGTTGTTGCAGGTTGTTGCATAACACGTTATCACGGTCTACATGTCGCAATCAACTCGGCGTGTCGTTAACCCCGGCTTCGTGAGGAAATCTTCACGGATGGGGTGTAGAACTCTACACCCCAGTTTACAGGTTGTTAACGACGAGTTGCTAACCAGCGTCAGTGTTGGTATCGTGGATTGCAACACGCAACCCGTTACGAAGGAGCAACCATGCTGCTGTCCGAAGCCGTCGACCAGTTCATCCAGTGGCGCGAGTCGGAGGCGTACTCCAAGCAGACCATCGACGGGAACCGCAAGCACCTGTACCGCATCATCGACATCGTGGGCAACGTGCCCATCGAGCAGTTCGATGCGACTGCGTACGACAAGGTGCAGGCGACTGAGGCCAAGCGAGGCTTGGCCCCGGGTACCCTCAACAACATCCAGTCCACCGTCCGTGCATTCACCAAGTGGGCACACACCCGTGGCATCTGGCAGCCGTTCCACACCCCCGTGGCTGGGCGGCGCTACCGCCCAGACCCGCCCAAGGAGAAGCGCATGCTCTCCCTGTCCCAGTTCCCTGTGCTGCTGGACAACACGGACAACCCACGGGACCGAGTGCTCATAGCACTCGCCCTGTTCACGATGTGTCGACAGTCAGAACTCCTGACCCTGCGCATCAAGGACGTGGATCTGGAGTCCGGCACCCTGTACGTCAGGGTGCACAAGTCGTACACCGATGACCGCATGCCGATCTCGTCCGAACTGGACGAGGAACTGCGCCGCTGGCTGACGTACTACACGGAGGAGTGTGGTCCCCTCAACCCCGACTGGTACCTCGTCCCTGCACGGGAGAACGACGGGTTCACTACCCGTCGTCTGGTGCCGACCCGCCAGATCTCCAAGTCCCAGCCGATCCTTCAGCGTTCGCTGAAGGCCATGGGCATCACGCCGAAGCCATACGAGGACGGCATGCACCTGCTTCGTCGCAGTGCGGCACGCCGTCTGTACGATGAACTTGTCGCGATGGGGTACGACGGTGCGATGCGCCAAGTCCAGACTTGGCTTCACCACAGTTCGGTCACCATCACGGAGCGTTACCTCGGCCTTACCGTGGACAGGGACACCCGGGACAAGGCAGTACGAGGGCAAGCCATGTTCCCGTCGCTGAAGGCTGACAACGTCGTGGAACTGGAGGTGGTCCGTGGCTCGCGAAACACTGCTGACGTGTGACTCGTGCGGGAAGAAGCAGGGCGGCAAGGTCATCGTCTATGCGATTGAGGCCCGTCGTTCCGACGGGACCAAGTGGATGGTGGACCTGTGTGGCAGGTGCTTCGAAGACTGCGAGCGCCGATACAACGTGCGTCCCCTGAAGCGGATACCCCGGAACTCGTTCCGGGTCTACGACTCCGTGGGGGACATCCCCACAAATGGGGCATAACGGGCACAGGAGCGCCGTAGAACGCCGAAAGGAGGGGCAGTGGGTAGATACACCCACCGCCCCTCTCAGGCCCTCAGCGATGGCTTACAGAGCCATCGCGTCAACAAGGTCCTGATCCAGCACCCCATCGGGGTGCAAACCAAGCAAGACCTGTTGCCCACGCACACGCTGCAACACCCTCTCGTCCCACTCGTCCGAGATCGGGTAAATCCCCAGTCGCTCCCTCACCCGGCGCACCACCTCATGTGGTTCGCCCGGGTACACAGGCCGACGCAGGTTCACGACACGATCCGCATCGTCAACGCCACCGTCCCACCGAACCCTGACCCCGGAGCGGGGGCAGAGTTCTGCGTGAACGACAACTCCTCACACATCGCCATGTACTGGGTGGAGGCCGAGATCTCATTCACCGGCACCGTCTGCCCATCCTGAACAAGGGCCAGCAGCGCGTTGTACCGGGCCATCGCACGACCCTCGTAACCGATGGTCACACCGTGCATGTCCCGTTCGAAGTCGTAGCAGTTCAGAATCAACTGGACCAGTTGGCTGCGACGCTTCGGCGTCGGCAGCGCACGCAGCGACCACGAGTTCACCTTCGGACCCAGACCCTGCTCATCAGACATGATGTTCAACTGGATCGCGCCATCGCTCATCGTCGGCTGATCCGTGATGGTGAACGTTGCCTCCTGCGTGCCGTTGTCCATCACGCCGACACCGTGGCCCTTGCCCTTGTCATCCATGAACAGCACGTCGATCTCGCCCTTGGGATCCGGCTCCGTGATCACAGTCACGTCCACGAAGTTCTTCCGCTCCAGCGTCCCGAACCTGACCCAGCCACCCTGAATCCAGCCGAACGGCTCCAGCCCGTTCGACTCAGCGAACGAGTGCACCGTCACCTTCGACCCGTCGCTGTCAGCGACAAGGGCAGCCCTGTGATCCAGAGCAAGCAGTGCCCTCGCAGGCACTCCCTTGCTCGCACGGAGGAACGCAGCCCACGCTGCGCGACCATCCTGATCAACGACCGATAGGTCGACCTTGACCAGACCGCCCTGCCCATCCCCCGCGTCAGCCGCAGGGTAGATGGCGAAGCGGTCGAACATGGAGAACCGGCCAGTCGGAATCGGCGAGTCCAGCAGCGGACCGTACGTGATCACGGAACCACTGGAGCCGTCACTAATCGAGCCGACACGGACACCCTTGTCCGTGGCGAAGCACAGGTAGGCACCGAGGTACGAGCGCATGTCAGTGATGCGCTCGTTCGGTGGGAACTCGGCAATGGAGATCGGTGCGGCAGCAGTCGGCAACTTGCCGGTGGAGTCGAACGTGAGGGCGAACACCTCAGACCCGGCAGTCCCCCACCCTGCGACAAGGATGGCCTGCGGTGAGTTCGTCACCGCAACCCACTGGAACGTCTCATCCGGGTGAGTCCACAGGATCTTCGCCTGATCCAGATCAATCGGCTTCCCATCCGTGGGAAGCGTCTGCTCGTACAGGCGTGGACCCTGAGCCAGCATCAGACGCTGCTTCACCCATCCACCACGGATCTCACCCTTGGTGGTGGTGAACGCCTGAACCATCGCCGTCTCGGCGATGCCACACATCCAGCCACCCTTGTCCGTCAGGACAAGCACCTTCGATCCGGCAATCACCAGACCGGACACTGTCCCGGTGAAGCCCGTCAGTGCGGTCAGTGTCTCACCGTCGATACGGTATACCGTATTGCCCGAAGCGACGAAGCGCTTCTCACCGCTGTTCGCCATGAACACGGTGGCAGTTCCAGTGAACTGCCCTATCTGCTTAGCCTTCGGCAGCAGGGTGAGGAACCCCGGCTCAGTGAACGGGTCGACGCCCGCAGACGAATCGAACTGACGGAGCGCGAGCGTGTCCGTCGGTGGTTCCTGATACTCACGTCCCGCACCACCCGACCAGTCACCCTGCCCACGGATCCACCAACCAGCCAGACTGTTGGAGTCTGGGTTCTGGTTGTTGTCCATCTGAGCGCGGAGAACCTTGGCAAGGGCTCGCTGATACGGGTTCTGAACACTCGTGCCTGACATGAACCGGAGCCCGTCGATCTCCACGTCGTACGCGAGATCACGGTCCATAAGCGACTCATCCAGATGAACATCACCGCGCACTGTACGACCTCTGCGAGGTGGTGTTGAGCAGGCGCAGACGCTCCTCCTGAAGGCGCTGCTGGTACAGGCCGTACAGGTACTTCGACTGGGACGTGATGGACGAAGGATCCATCCGCTGATCCACCACGTTCGCCTCAATGGACTGGGACTGGATCATGGCCGCTGTCGCCACCGACATGAGTCGGGCGGCGGCACCAAGGATCACTACGTCGTATGACGTGGCAGGCAGGCCAGTCTCCGTGAAGTCCTGATCCGCGCTCTCCAGAGCCTTCGGCCACCCGGCGTACGTGATCGTGTACGTGAACAGGGGTGTCACCACGTCGTAGATGTAGACGCACTTGCCCGTCTTGCTGACCGTCGGGTCAGCATTCGGGTCGAAGGTGAAGGACTTGACGAACGTCGGGAACTTGTACGAACTGGGGTTCGCGATGTAGGAGATCGACAGGATGTTGCGTGCATCCTCTGGCAGTTCGTAGGCGTAGCCCAGAGTCTTTGCCTTGTACTGCACGGACCTGACTGCGTACAGGTCCGAGCCCATCGCGGTGATGATCTGGTTGATCGTCTTCTTGACCATGTGCCGTGGGTACAGGGGGTTGTTGATCATCTGTGATCCGACCTTGTGGTCGGTGGCAGTGGTGCCATCCATGCCCCGCCCGTATGGCGGGACAGTGGCAATGCCCTTCTCTCGGTCGACGCGATCGACCCAGATGACTTCGTCTCCGATCTCCATGCGGCCACGCGAAACGTAGTTCGCGTCGGCCACCGGGATCTCCAGAGCGGTAGCGTCAATGTCGGCGGTGATGAAGGTTGCCGTCTCCTGATCCTTCGTGAAGGAACGCAGGTATGCAAGCACCTCATCAGTGAGGTCAGAGAGATTCATCCAAGATCCTGTACTGCCGTGTTGGTCTTCTTGCTGGTGTTCACCGCAGCCCTGATGTCCTCCAACTTGGAGGACTTGGGCTGGATGCCCTGAGCACGCGCTTCGCGGTACTCCTTGATCTCGGTCCAGAACCTGTTCCGAACCTGATACTCACCGTTAGGTGTGATCACCCCAAGCCGCATCGACTTGGACTTCATGCACTCGCCGTACGACGCATGGTCCTGCGTCGGACAGCCAGAGGAACAGTTGCTCATGTCTACTCCCATGAGGTTGAGGGTGGGGGCCGAAGCCCCCACCCGTTGAACTAGGCGTTGCGAACGATGAAGTTGTAATCAGCGTTAGCGGCCATGTCGAAAGGCACAGGAGCGCTAAGGCCGATAGACCCGGAAGAAGCCCCCATGTTCAGGGACTGCCCATCCGCTAGAACCGTTCCACCACCATCGGTGATGGTGACCAGAAGGTCAGCGGTACCGAGATTGACGCAAGCGGTAGTGATACCGCTGAAGTCAATGCTGGTAACCGCCCAGTCGTCCACCGTGTTGTTCCATGTGGGCTCAGGAACATCGAACACCACAGCAGAGGTCTGGCAAGAACTTGCCCCACCACCACTGCCGATGCCCTGAACAACATCAGGAACATTGACGATGCCGGTAATCGCTGCCCACGCGACACCAGCGCTTGCAATCAGACCGACGACGACAACGCCGCCGATGATCTTCTTCCTCACTTGCATTCCTCCCAAGGGAAGACACCCGTACGGGCGTACGGGAGATTGAGGGCTACTTACCTCCGGGGATCGGGATTCCACCCTTCTGGTTCCACTCCTTGATCGGAGTCGGAACCGCCGTGTTCGGCTTGCTAGCCTCGGGGGTTGACTGCTTCGTGGTACGAGAACCGTCAAACATTCCAGCCATCTACTTCACCTCCCCATACGGTGTCCACATCGTCCAGAACGAGAACTTCTCTGCGTTGTGCCAGTTCGGCAGGTTCCATGGGGCTTCGCAGATCTTCCCCTTGGTGCAGTAGTCGTTCGTCAGAACCTTGCCGCCACCGACGCTGAGAGTGACGTGGCCAGAAGAGCCACCGACGTAGAACACCTGCGCCCCCGGAGGGATGTTGCTGGTGTCCGTGTGCCGCTGAGCGGCAGGCACCTTGTCGGCAGCGATCTTCGCACTTGCCGCATACGCTGGTAGACCCAGCGCAGTGCGGACAAAGTGCTCGCACTTCTCGTAGTAGTTTTCATCCGGGTGGGTCACTTGGGTCTTGCCCCAAGCGACTGCCTGCTGCGCGGTACGCATCCCTCTCCCTACTTTGTACTGTTGCAGGTGGGGCAAGTGCAACAGCACTTGCAACCACATGTACACATGTTGCGATCCGAACCGCACTTACTGCACTTGCGATCCATCGGACTTCCCTAGAGGAGTAGGGGCAACACCGTTCTTGTCATCCAGACTGGTGCCGCCATACGGCTTACCGTCACTGCCGATCCGTGCATACGGCATCGCCTCGCTCATTCGGCGAGGCACAGCACTACCCTTACGGGTAGCGCGAGTGATACCCCACATACCCGCAGTGATCGGCACTCCGTACGTCAACGCCCTGTACAGGGCTTGCTCAATCGTCAGGAATGCAGAGTCTGGGGCGGAAGCCCACAGTGCAACGAACACGAACGATGTAGTGGCGACAAGAACACCCAGCCAGTCAACCCATGCCGCAAGAACCGGATGAGCGGCCCTTACTTCTTTCGCCTTCCGAACCACTTACGCTTCTCCTTCGGAGCCTTGATCTCAGCCGGTTGCCACTCAGGGGTGGACTTCTTCACCTTCGGCCAACGGATGATCACGATGCCTTCCTCGCCACGGCCAGCGGCAGTGCCCTTCGTGCCAGCACCGGCCTGACCCCAGACCAGACCATTCGGGTAGTACTGCTTGCCGTCAACCGCGACACCACCGACATAGTTAGAGTCGGGAACATTCCAGCCGAACATCGTCCAGCACTCCAGCCACGGATCGCTGACCTTCGTCAGCGGGTACCCGTTGGCATCGTTCTTGTCCGACGCTGACTTGCCAGCACGACCAGTGAGGGTGACGGACTTCTCCGTCACACTGGAATCAGTCGGGTCGATAGCGGTCGAAGCACCGATACCACAGATCACCTTAAAGGTAGACAGTTCACCCGTGGCAGGCATCTGCCCGTACACCAGTTCACCGCCACCACCGTTGCCGCCCTTGGCAAGCGTCATGGTCTGACCCTTGCCACCACCGCCAGCACCAACCAGCAGCACATCGAACACCATGTCCTTGCCGGAATCCGTTCGCGTGCAAGTCCAAGTCGTTGACCAACCGTTCTTCGGGTCATTGCCCGGATCGAACGTGGCGAAGTAGTAGTTCTGCGACTCGTAGATGTTGAACGGCTTGTCACTGGTGAACGGGCGGGTGTCGGTCGGGGTGTACTTCACCGACATCGCGTTCGACAGTTCCGATGCACCGACGGCATTGATAGCCTGCACTTGGAAGATCGCCGTACCAAGCGGCACCTTCGGTGTCGTGAACGAACGAGCCGCACCATCAGCGATGTCGAACCACTGGACGCCAGCGACATCAGTCTGCTGGCGCACCTTCCACGCCGTGATGTCGGCAGGGCCAGTCCTGCCATTACCCACACCGGGAGAGAACGCCAGTTCGACCTGACCGTTGTAGTAGTCAGTCAACTTGCAGCCACTCAGCCGTGGCTTGAACGGCGGGAGCGGCTGCTCCGTGTGCACCTCAATGCTGTTCGACGGGTCACTGACCTCGTCCAGTGTCGTCACCGTGTACAGGCGAAAGTTCCACGTCTTGTCATTCGGAACCACCGCCACACAGTCGGTGAACTGATCCAGCGGAATGTACCCACTGTACGAGTCACTTGCGTTCTCAATACTCACGGCCTCCCATGAGTAATGCTTCAGCGTCCGGTCAGCCGGGAGGTCAGCCTTGCCGAACGTGAACGTGATCTTCCCGTCACCACCGACAGCATTCGCCAGCACGGGCGCAGCGATCTGCGGAGCAACCGGGGTGACTTTCATGGAGTTCGACGGAGCCGACTCAACGCCAGTCCCGTCAATCGCGGTCACCGTGACCGTGTACTCCTTGCCATTCTGAAGACCCGTGATGGAGCCGTCAGTGTTCGGGGCATCAACGTCCATCGTCTTCGTGTCAGGACCGACAGCCTTGATGCGGAACTTGGCAGGCTCTACTGAACCGCCGTACGTCCACTCCACGATGCCACCGAAGTCGATAGGCACGATCTTCGTGACCACCGGAGGGCGACACACCGTGTCAGCGGTGGTCGCCTTCGCGGAAGTAGACCATGCACCGATCCCGTTCACGTTATTGCAGCGGGACTGGATCTCATACTCCGTGCCGCCGATCAGGGGAACGATGTCGAAAGCGGGGTTGATGTCCGACCTGATCGTCCACGACTGATCACCAGTCTTCCGCCACTGAACGTCATACGTCAGCGTCAAGTCAGCATCTGCTGCATTCCGCAGCAGATGAACCTGAATGGAGTTACCGGAAACCGCCACAACCGAAGGGGAAGGTGGCTGCGCCGGATACCCCAGTTCACCACTGAACTCCGTGACAGCACCAGCACCGTTCGCGTTCACCGCAGCGATCTGACCCGTGTACTTCTTCTTGTCAGACAGCATCGACGACAAGTCAACGGAGGACTCCGTCGCCTTCGGCGTCCACGCGCCGGTCTTCCTGTCGGACGACACGGCGTGAACGCTGTACTGGGTGATAGGGCTACCGCCGTCATCCTTCGGGGCAGTCCAGTTCAGAGTCTTACTGGAGTTGTTGATCCAGAACGAGCCGACAGGTCCGGGGACCTTCGGCTTCGGCTTTGGCTTGGCAATGTACCCAGCCGCCCAAGCGCGGCCTTCCATGCTAACCAAGAAAACTCCTCAGGCCGCGGGCTTAGTGTGGAACGGAGTAAGGTCGGAGAACGGTCCGAAGCCGAACTCGTTGCGGTAGCGAACACGGCACTCGTAATCCGAATCAGCCGTCAATCCCGACATCTGGTACGAGCGTCCCGGCTTAGGAATCAGGGGCCGGACAGTCCACGTATCACCGGCCTTGCGGTATGAGAACTCCGCGAACGTCCAACCGTCACCCGGAGCGGGGTCGAACACGGCAAGCGCCCTGTCCGGATACAGGCTGCCAACCGTAGGCTTCGGGGGCGCGATTGGCTTGCGGCCCCGGTCATACACGGTCAGGTACCTGACCTCCATGCTTGGCATTACTTCTCCTCCTTGTCCCACTTGCCCAATGGGCAAGAAGCATCTGACAACTTCACCTTGGCTTTCATAAAGCAACCGCACTTCTTACACCGGAACGCACCATCCAGTTCGGGGCACTCGCGGCAAGTGCGCCACCTGTCGATCATCATCTGCTCGTTCTTGCTGTAAGCCCTAGGGTTGAGCAGTGTCAGCGGGGTTACCATCTGTCCTCCGGGCAAGAGCCAGCCTCATCGGCTGCATGGTGAAACACCACGAAACGTCCAACCCCACACACTCCCTCACGGAAGTGATCACAGGTCAGGCACACGTTCACTCGCTGCGTCGATACATCCATGCTGGCGCGCTTACCGCCAGCCTCAGCCATTAGTTCCGCGAGCAGTTCCTCGTCGGTCACTCCACCACCCCAGACATATCGACAGTCACATTCAGGTCAAGGTCGTGACCAAGCAACTGCCACGCCATACCCGGCTGCACCCACTCAGGTGCATCCGTGTGCAGCATGTAGCCCCACGAACCGTCAGCCTCCATCAGGACAAGAGCGAAACGGTCATGGTCGAAGTTCGACTCCCAGTAGCCCTCAGCCACACCACCATCAGTGATCAGCAGGGACGCGCTCTTCACGCCACCGTTGACAAGTTCCTCCTTCTTGCTGTCATAAGCGACAGGGAAGAAGCCCATCAGGACGGCGTTGCCGTCCAAGTGGGTCAACCGCAGACCGTTCAGTTCGACACGACCATCGCCCTTAGGGGCCTTGCGGCCCTTCAGTTGAGTGAGAGACACCTTCGTCCACTCACCGAACTGGTCCGTGTAACCGGCAGGAGTACCGTCCCTCACGTCACGCCAGTCATCGCAATACGAAGTGCACTGGTCACAAACACGTCGGCGGTCGTACCAGCACATGTCGCCAGCGCAACCGCACTGGCCCCACGACTGGCTCTCGCACGGCGGTGCCGTACCGCAGTGGCAGTTGCCCCACTCTTCACGGCAGTTGCACTCGTGCGTACCGCACGGGTACGGGAAGTTCTCCTTGTGGTACGTGTACTGCCTGCGGGAAATGTAGGTACGGCGTTCCACGCCGTTGCCGTACTTCACGTTGATGTACGTGTCGGCACTGGGAGCAGTGACGGTGATCGTGTCACCAGACACGGTCGCGTTAGGCCCAGCCGTGTAGACGGCTGTGCCGATGAAGTTCGACACCTTCCATGTACCGGCAGCAGTCTGCGTCAGAGATGCAGGATCACTGCCGGGGCAGGTTCCCCACTTCGGCTTCTGCGCTGCCGTCATGGCAGCCCCATTAGCAAAGTCCTTAGGCTCCGAAGCGATGTTGGCGACACACCAGCCAGACAAGTCCTGACTGAACGCGGTGGCTCCGGTAAACATGGCCTCCATGTCAACCACCTTGGACGTGTCCCAATCACCGATGTCTTGATTGAACGCCCCAGCAGAGATGAACATGTTTTTCATGTTGGTGACCTTGGACGTATCCCAATCACCAATGTCAGTGTTGAACTTCGGGCACCCACCGGCAAACATTGAGTCGAACGAGACGAGGTTTGACGTGTCAAGGTTCGCAAGTGCAGGGGCGTTGGCAAGTTTGGAACCCCAGAATGCCCGTGAACCATGCGCGATCTGGTTGCGCTTGCCCGTGATGGAGTTGAGCCCAAACTGGTGAATGTTGGTCAACCAGCCAAGCGTCGCGAGGATCTTTTCGTCCGACCCCCAGTCGAAGACTGCTTTCACTGTGTATGTTCCAGCGTTGGTGTACGTGTGGTTGGGCGCTAGAGGTACGTTCTTCTCAACAGTTCCGTCACCCCAGTTGACATACGTTGCACCAGTCATTGTGGGGAGGTAGATCTTCGCCCCGGCAGTAACCGTCGCATCAAAGATGTGGCAGTCCTCAATCGGTGCACCTTCAAGGAACAACGACCACTTGCCATTCACCTTCGCGTACCCGGCAGTGGCCTCATGCCACTGACCGGACGCCTTAACCTTCAGCACTTGCCACTCCAATCGCGGCAACTTCGTAAGCAACTACGAGAAGGCCATTCGACGCATCGACCCAGCCCCTTCCAAGCCAAGACGCCCCCTCGCCGTTGAAGTACTGGGAAACCCCGGTGTTGATCTCCGTCCCGCCGCCACGGCCCCAAACCTGAAGATGGCCTTCGGCCTTGGCAATCACGCCGGGAACTGGAAGACCGTCAGACGGGTTGACTCGCCAAACAAGTTGCCCTTCTCCTCCAGCGCCACCACCGCTACACGAAGAGTCGGACTGGTTCCACGCGGCACCAGCGAAAGGGCTAGACTGACTGGCCGACGTTGGCAACCCAGACGAGCCTGCTGCTGATCCGCTGGCACGTTTGCCGCCGGTTGCAGTTTTGCCGAACGCTGACGTGTCACCGCCGTCAGTCAACTCATCGACAGAACTGTCGGAACTCATCCCGGCAGATCCAACAGTCACGGAATAGGGAGTTGACGATGCGGCAAGCGAGAACGAACTGTCAATCAGAACTCCGCCCCCTCCGCCGCCTAGCCAAGCGCTTCCGCTTTCCCCGTCCTTGTCGTAGTCGGCCTTGAAGCCACCACCACCAGCACCAGCCAGCGACACCACGAACGGGTCAACGGACTGGCGTACTAGAAGTTGTCCACTGCTGCGGAAGACGTGCGCCTTCCACGTCTTCCCGCCGAAGGTAAATGTCGATTCTTCGCCGCCTTGGGCATCGTTGTACTTCCTTGATGGGATGTCGGAAACCCACGCCCCGTTGATCTTCGTGTAGACCGTCACGGCGTGTACACCAGCCAGATGTCTCCGTCCTTGCCCTCGTTAGCCTGCGGCGCAACCGTCGACACGAAGATCTGCCGTGCGCCACCGATCTTCGGATCGGTAGGCGACAGAACCTGCACCATGCCAGTGAACGTCGCCCCAGCCAGATCAGCCTTCTTCGCCAGATCCGCAGTGACCTGAGTCTTCTGCGGATACCGGGCATCCAGCGTCTGGTTCAGAGTGTTCTGATCCAGAGCAAGGTTGTGGGTGTTCGGGTCATACGCCAGAGGTGCAGTCGCTGACGCGACACCGTCCTTACCCGCAGGGCCAGTAGCCCCCGTATCGCCCTTAGGACCCTGTGCACCGTCCTTACCCGGCGCTCCGGTATCTCCCTTAGCCCCCGTGTCACCCTTGGCTCCAGCAGGCCCCTGAGGGCCAGCAGGACCCTGATCACCCTTCGGACCCTGAGGTCCGACAGACGGGCCACAGTCCTGCCAGTGATTGTCGGTCGCGTCCCACACGTACAGGTTCTTGCCAACGATGTAAGCGTCACCCGGCGCACCTGTCGGGTGCGCGGCAATGAACTGCTCGTACGTGTCGTAGTAGCCCTTCAGGGCAATGCCCTGACCCTGCTCACCCTTATCGCCCTTCGGGCCAGCAGGCCCAGCAGGACCCTCCGGTCCCTGAGGACCGGCAGGACCGACAACGATCTTCCCAGCCTCAACATCAGCAATCCACTGAAGCCAGTAGTTGTGGGCTTCCAGATGGCCGTGGTCACCGGGGATTGGCATAGTCGTCCTTACTCAATCGGCTGCGGAACAGTTGCAGGTTCGTCGGGCTGGTTCAGTCGCGTGTCGCAGACGAAGATGTCCGACCACTCGTCGTTGTAGTCGTCCGTGTAACGGACGATCCCGATGTTCAGCGGGATGATCACCCGCGCTTCTTCCATCGTGATGTAGTAGTCGTAGCCAGCCTGAAACAGGCGCATCGTGAAGCGGTCGTAGTCCTCAGGGAGAACGCCGTAGATCACCTCGTAGGTGCCATCCCAGTTGACTCCGACGTTGCCGGACTCAACCATCCGGTCCACGTACCACGTGGACCATGGCATGCCGACCTTGGCGAACTCTTGGTTGACGGTGAAGCGTGGCATCCTCTTCCTTCCCTCACCCCCGGACAGGGACCGGAGTAGCGGCCCCTGTCCGAGAGTCAGTGCACGGTTGACTAGGCGATCTGCGAAGCACCCGTGTTGAGGACCGCACCGGCCTCCTCGCGGTAGATCGACCATCCGGCGAAGCCGTACCAGCCGATACCGTGAAGGCGACCGAACTTGTCCAGCGACGGAGTCACGGTCGAACCGAACTCGCGGACGACACCCTCAGCAAGAGCCTGCTTCCCGAGGAAGAGGGACTTGTAGACGGTGTTCGCACCCGTGCCGGACTTCGGGACGCGAGGCGTCTCGATGAACTGGACGGCCTCGTACACGCCCACGGTGCCGTTCCACAGCATCGTGTTCGCGTTCCACTCGGTGTGCGGGAAGCGCCAACCGGCAACGTCCGTCTCCTCGCGGAGGTCGACGGACTGATCCGGGTGGATCATTCCGATGAAGTGGCCGTCATCGAACTCCATGACGTTCTGCGCACGGAACGAACCAACGATCCGACGGATCGCCTTGGAGTTGATGTTGCCCAGCGGAGCCGTGCCAGCACCCGGCTTGATGAAGCCGTTGGTGTCGGGGCTGGTCGGGCAGTTGTAGGCAGCGAAGCCCTTGCCCGACACGCCGCCAGCGGCGGCGAACGCCACACCCTTGACCAGTTCGTCAACGGTGTCACGGAGGTTGCGCGCGAGGATCTCAGCCTGATACGGGTCGATGTTCGCCCAAGACTGATCCCGCAGACGCAGGGTGGTGACGGTCGCGTTGCCGTACTCGTACGGGGTCAGCGTGACCTTCTTCGGAGCCGGGAGCGGCACCGCATCGGGGTCGGCGTACTCAGCCAGCGGAGTAGTCGCGAGGTTGAGGTCGTCGCCCTGAATGAACATATCGACGGACGAACCGGGGTACGCCACGTCGATGGGACGGACATCGGCGAACCGACGGTACATGGGCTCCGAACGCAACTTGAAGCCAATGACCTTGTCGAAGGTCGCCTTGACGACAACAGCAGCGAGGCTGTTGTCGCCGGGAGCACCGGCAGTGGTGCCGGTGATTACGGGACCGGGAAGGCTGGTCCCCTTGAAATCGACTGCCACAGTTAATCCTTCTGTGATGGAGGGTTGTTAGCGCCCGAGAGCGGCGAAGATGTCTGCCATCGACTCCGCGTTGTTGATCTGCGTCAGCAGATCCTGAGCAGCGGCGGGAGTACCGCCCTGCTCAGCGAGCGCCATCTGACGAATCGCCGCTGCCTCTTCGGCGTTCCGTGCAATCACGGGTTCGCTGCTTGTCGAAGCAGCAGGCTGTCCGAACACGTCCCCGTACTCACCCAGCCACTCATCAATCTGCTCGGCAGACAGATCAGCGGGAATGAATGCGGCGATCTTCGGGTTGAGGCCCTTCTCTTCAAGAGCGACAGTGATGACGCGCTTGCGCTCACTTGCCGTCAGGACCTTGTTCTCCTCAGACAGATCAGCGATCTGCTTCTGGAGTTCCTTGATCTTCTTGCGAAGGGCCTTGGGAAGGTCGCTCGCGTCATCATCCTCATCGAGGATGTTGTCAAGGTCGTACTCGGACATGGTTCATCTCCCATCGGTATCCATCAACTGGTTTCGCTACCCACACAGCCCTCTGGGGGTAGGGATGTGGATGTAACTCCCGGTCTTGTACACATCACGGGGCCGGTAGATCCGTGATGGAGTGGAGGTGCCCGGAATCGAACCGGGGTGCCGACTCAGTCCTGTTGAAGGTCTTCTCAGTCGGTCTCGCCTGTCACCCCCGAGGGGTTACCGCTGAATGTGCCAGCGGTACCACTTGAAGTCATCTGTCACTGGGCAAGCCTCCCCGCAGACAGGGAGGTCTTGCCGATGCCACTGGAGCCGGAGAATCGTGCACGCTCCTGTGAGGCGAGTTGCTTCTTCTTCTCCGTCACCGCCTCAGCGCCCTTCAGTCCGAACTGGTCCGTGACCAGTTCGTCCGTGCTGGTGGTCACGCCAGACAGTCGACCGAGTCGCGCGTACGCATCGTCAATCTCCTTGACGCTGTTCATCTGCGCGAGCGTGTTTGCGTACGACTGACCGAACGCCTCGTTCTGGGCGATCATGTCGCGGGTCTCGTCCCGCAAGGACAGACCCGCGTCGATGCCAGCACCGCCAACGGTTGCCTGAGCCATGCGCTTGTTGTACTCAGACTTCAGCATCTCAAGCGTGCGATCCGGGGCGAGCACGTACGACGCCATCTCCGCGTCACTCATCCCGTAGATCTTGCGCAACTGCTCCTTGATGGAGCCGTTCGCGCTGTAAGTGATGTAGTTCTTCGCCTGCGCCGCACGGTCGGCGACCTCAGTCGGCGACACGTCCTTGACGATCCACTGCGCGATGTCGCCTGCCGTACCGAACGTACCGGGCAGATCCTTCAGCGCCTGACGGTACGCCTTCTCCAGTTCCACATAGCCCTTCGCCGTTGGCTCGGCGACGGGCGGAAGACCCTGAGCAGTGCGCTGCTTGTTCAGTTCGCGGATCGTCTTCACCGCAGGGAAGCGGTCGTAGTACGCCTGCTGGTAGTTGGCATCCTGCGACAGCATCGTGTTGATGGTGTCCAGATCCGTGTACCCGGCGCGGATCAACTTGTCAACACCAGCCCACAGGGAGCCCATGCCGTAGGTGTCGATCATCGCCTTGGCTGCGGAGAGGTTCTGGTTCAGGGCAGCCTGACGGGCTGCCTCCGCTGCGGCAGACTGCTGATTCCAGTAGTTGGTCTCAGCCGGATTCGGACCGGCTGGAGTCGGAGCAGCCGGAGTCGGTGTAGGAGCAGCAGGAGTGGGCGCAGGGGTGGCTGCCTGAGTAGCGATCTGCGCGTACTGGTTCGCTACAGCCTGAACCTTCGCCTGACCAGATCCCTGAATGTTCGCAGCCGCCTGCGCGTACGCAGCAGCAGCAGCGTGGTTACCCTGAGCAGCGGCCTGCGCTGCAAGCGCTAGCCGCTGCTGAACCTGCTGGGTCTTCTTGCTAGCCACCGTCAGCCCCTCGCGAAGTAGTTGTCAGTGGCGAAGCCCATGTTCCTCATGAACCCATCGACAGCATTCATGAGCGTGTTCTTGCCGTTCTTCGTTGACTCCCAGCGCGGGTCGTTCCGCAACTTCGTCTCAAACTCCACGTAGTTCATCGGAACCTGCTCACCCTTCTCATTCACTTGGCCAAGAGCCGCAGTGATGTACGGGTCATCCAGAGCAATCGACTCCTCCGGAAGTTCAAGGATGTCCTGCATGCGAGACAGGTACGGCGAAGCGAGAGCGCGAACGCTCACGCCAGCCTTGATCTTGTCGGCGTACATCGGGTAGCGAGCAGCAGCCTGCTCGCGGATCCACGCTTGATAGTCAGCCACACTGGACTCGCCCTTGGCGATTGATGTGGTCACATCATCAACCCACTTCTGAGACAGGACCACACCGTTGTCCTTCGCAAGTGCACGCAGGGACATGGCAGTCTCGGCGGCGCTGCCGCGAGAACTGCTCAGGAAACTGGACAGGGCATCAGCCATCAGTCCCTGACGGCTGCCCTCGTACCAGCCCTTCATGACGTAGTCCTCAGCGAACTGGTTCAACTGCTCGGTGCTGAGTTCCGCGCCCATCGCGGATGCGGTGCGCTGCACCACTTCCCTCGCCTGAGTGAGTTGGTCTTCCCACTCCTTGCCACCGGCCTGCTTCGCAAGCCAGCCCTTACGGGCGTAGTCGCTGCCCTGATCGTTGTACCACTTCGTGTTCTGGATCGCGGCTTGGAACTGGGCCGGAGTCCAGCCTCCGGCAATCGCCTCATCGAAGACCTTCTTCAGCGTCGGATCGGCACCGACGATCCGGGCTGCTGTCGCGTAGTCACGCTCCAGCATCCCCATCGACAGGGTGTCACGACGCAGCGTGACATCCGCTTGGTTAGCCTTGCCGTCACCGTTCAAGTCATCGAGGGCATTCACGTTGCCGTCGTTGTTGACATCCGTGTTGCCCTTGACGGGACCGGGCTTCTTCTCAGACGCCATCAGATCGCCCTCATCGGATTCTCCAGTGCGTCAATGAACGCATCAAGGTAGGTCGTTGCTGTCTGGTACTCGGCGTACCCTTCCTGTGACTTCGCGAATCGCTGCGCGAAGTCATCACGGTTGAAGCCGCCAGTCTGGTTCGTGGTGCTTGTCGTGTTGCTGCCAGACGACACACCCTCGCGAACCGTCACCGTCGGGTTCTGCTTCTCCTGAAGGTTCAGCGCCTTCAGGAATGCCTGCTGCTCAACCTGCGTAGCCTCCCGACCAAGGTACCCAGTCAGTGCGTTGTTGATGATCTGGTTCGCGGTACCACGGTCCGTGAGCGACACGGACCGATCTACCTGACGGAACGGTCCACCGCCTCCTCCCCCTCCACCTCCGCTGAGGCTGGAGGGGACACCGGACTTGCCCCATTTCTTCAGCAGATCCTCAACCGTGACATCCGGGTTCTTCCCAGTCTGGCGTGCGTACGCCACCTGAGACACGGCTGCCTTCCAGACACCCTCAACCTTGGACAGATCACCGCCAGCAGCGGTGAGCGCCAGTTGCCCCATGCGGGGATCGGTAGCGAAGATTCCCGAGTTGTATGCCGTGTACAGCGGCATCGACTGGGAACCGAAGTTGGACTCCAGCCGACCGTTGTCGGCTGAGCCAACCCACTTGGGCTGACCAGCGGTGATCGGAACCGAGTAGTCGTTCTTGTAGTCGTACCCGTAGGGAACGTCAGCCTTCTCCTGAGCCTTTGAGGCGTTGATAGCAGCAACGATGTCGGCCTGCGTGAGCACGGAAGAGCCGCCAGTCTGCGGCCTTCCGGTCACCGGGGCCTGCGCGTTTCCCTTGCCAACCTCGTCACTGAGGCTGCCACCAGCCATTAGATGTCCCTCCCCGGAATCGGCAGAAGCCGGTCAGATCCGAAGAACCGTGTGTGCATCTTCTGGAACTCACCAGTCGGATCGCTCTCAGCGATCCTCTTCACTGCCACTTCGTAAAGCATGGCAATGTCGGCGTTCGACTTGGCGTCAATGTTGTCGCTGCCGCCCTCGCGCTTACGCTGGGCTAGCATGTCCACCAGTTGGTTGCGGGTGTCGTTGAACGCCACCATCGACTGGACGTACGGCTCGTCGCCGTGCTCCTGCATGTACTTCTCGTTGGTCAGGATCGCGTCCATCGCCTTCACTGAGTCGATGTACCGCGCACCACCACGGTCGTTATATTCTGCCCACCATCCCGGGTACATTTCGCCGATTCGCTGGGCTGCCGTCTTCTTCAGACTGTTGTACTGATCCTCGTCAATCGCACCCGTGTTCAGCATCGCGCCCAACTGCTCGTCGGTAGCATCGAACTTGTACCAGCCCATCTCCTTGTCAACATCAAGGAGCATGTCTCGCCGGTTACCAGAACCGGCTCGCAGGTACTTGCCACCAGCGCCTTCGACGGCGCGGTTGAACTGCCATGCGTACACGGCAGGATCGAAGCCGTCCTCGTTCAGTGCCTTGGAGAACGGGCGGGTAGCCATCGTGATGAACCCGGCATCCGTGCCGAGGTTCCCCAGTTCAGCCATCAGTTCGGGATTCTTCTCAAACTCCCTGAACTCCCCAACCGTCGGGGCAATACCTGACGAGCGGCCAGACAGCGACAGCGTCGCCGCAAAGAACGCCTCACCGTACTTCGTGATGAACTCAGACTGAGCGGCTTCGTAGCCGCCGCCACCGGGCTCGTTCGCCTTCGCCAGAGTGTTGCGCCACTCGTCAATGTAGAACTGGTACTTCGACTGGAACCCAGTGGCGAACGGTGCCGTGAGTGCCACGGCAGCGCGGAAGTAGAAGAACTTCTTCGCGTCGTTCACTGCGTCAATGAAGTCGGGGGCCTGACCCTGACGACCGTTCAACTCCCAGTCAATGATGCGGGACTGGTAGATCGACATCGCGGCGTTGGAGAACGACGCGGAGTTGCCCTCACGCCAAGCGTTGTACAGGCGTGCACCGGCAGCGGGGAGAACCGACTCGGCGATCATGTCGCCGAGGTTCTTCTCCTTCGTCGGACCGAACGGGAGCACCGCCCCATACAGGGACTTGCTCAGTTCCTTCAGGGGAACGAACTCGCCCAGACCGCCTAGGTTGCCGGTCTGGATCTCGGTCGCAACATCCGGCATCTGCGATGCCAGCCACGATGCTGGCAGCGCAACCAGAGGCCCAAGGCCCGGAACCCAGAAGTGCTCACCCTGAAGCAGCACGTCAAGGGAACCCTTGGAGATCGACAGGCTGGAGTTGCCGCCCGTGAGGAACGACATCTTCTCGGCCACAGCCGGGGTCATCTGGATGACCAACTGGCCCTCGTCGGCACCAGCAACCTTGTTGGCGAGCCGCTCGAAAACGTTCGGGATGCCGTTGCCCTCAGTGGCAGCGGGATTGATCCGCTGCCCGTTCTCGTCCCGAACCATGCCAATCGACTCGGGCGCACTGAACGCGAGCCCGTAACGGGCGAGAGTCTCCGGCTTCTCCACCGGCATGCGCAGCAGCCAGAACTTCATGCTGGACGCCCATGCGGGGAAGAACGGCACGATGAAGCGGAACATGTGCGCCGGGGTGGAGATCCTCTGGATCGTGTACAGGGTGTCGTTCACCTGCCGCAGGGCACGCTTCTTCGCCGCGATGTTCATCGCGTTGATCTGCGCGTCCGTGAACTTCGCGGGACCACCGCCCTGACGGGCGCTGATCTGCGGAGCGTAGATGTCGATCTGCCGCTGCATCTCCTCACGCCACCGTGCACGGTAGAACGGGTGACGGACCAGAGCGTTCTCGGGCAGAGTGCCCAGCACGCGCATCACGTTGCCCGTGAAGCCACGCCAGTTCTTGCCCATCTCGTACTGCACACCGAAACCCTGAAGATCCTGAAGGTCAGTACGCCAGCCCAGTTCCGTGCGCAGCCACATCGGAGTCACGTCATGGTCGGCGATGTGCGACATGATCCGGCGCTGATCCTCCGGGCTGCCGGGGATCAGACGCCGCAGGATCTCCTCGCGGTCAGCGATCTCCGTAAGGATCGCCTGCTCCGCATCCTCGGTCAGGATGTCCTTCGACACGTAGCCACGGAAGTCGCTGATGCCAGCGACATCACGGATCCACGCACGGCCACGGTCAGTGGCCTTCAGGCCAGCGTAGATCTCTTCCACGCTCATACCACGGAAGAGCATCTCGCCGACTGGATCGTTGCGCCAGATCTTGTTGATCTCATCCGCGAACGTGTTCCAGTACATGCGGTCGGCAGGCTCGTACTTTGTCGGCGTCATCGTGCGCTGCATCATCCGCATGCTGCGGTCGGTGAAGCCGTACAACTCCATCTGGACGCGGCGGTCAGAGCCTGCGTCCAGAGCGTTCTTCGCGCCCTGATTGGCGGCGCTGAACACGCCGTCCGTCTCAAACGCCTCGATGCCGCCCTTGTCGAACCGCTCCGTGCCGGAGCCGATCTTCTTCTTGGCCTGCTTGCCGGACGCCTTGCGCTTCCCCAGTCGCTTACGCAGCACCTCGGCGGCAGCCTTCGCTGCCTCCTGATCCGCGAGGAACTTCTCGGTACCGCCAGCAGCAACCTGCTCAAGCGTTCCGATCTCGTTGTTCAGACGCGCGATCTCAGGATCGTTGTTGACAAGCATCGTCGCGAAGTCGTCAACCTCATCGCTCTCCAGCGTGCGGCTGTACGCGGCACCAGTGCGCTTCTTGCCCAGCATCCCAGACACGGTCTGGAACTTGCCGTTGATCATGACGTGGGTGTACGGGTTCGGCCCATCGAAACCCTCACGGGTCTCCATGTACCGGGCAACCTTCGCCTTCGTCTCCGGTGTGCCCTTGCCGGTGCGGAGGAACTCCAGCACCGCAGTGTCACCATCGAACTGGCTGAGGAGAGCCTCGTCGTCCACGTTGTTCGGCATCCACACCTGAGGATGCCGGACGGTCTCCTCGCGCTGGAACGCAGCGAACTGCCGATCCGTGAAGTCCTTCGTCAGCATCTGCCCCGGCAGGACAGCATCCAACTGGTCCGTGTTCACGGACACCATGTCCGGGTTCACGATCAGTCGGTATCCGCTCGGGGACAGCGAGTCGTTCACGTAGATGCGGCCAATGCCGTTCTGCTCCATGTACTTGCCAAGGAGCCGCTCGCCGTCGCGAGTCATCATCGCCGCGTCGAAGTTCTTCGCCTCGTACGGGGCGACAGTCTCCCGCACGTCGATCTTGTGCTGTATCGCGTCGCGCTTCACACCAAGCGCTTCCATCTTCCGCATCGTCTGCTGGAGAAGGATCGCCTCATTGGTCAGTTCGTCAATGGGGGTCAGTTCCGGCTGCGTGTACCAGATGAACACCTCATGGTCACGGGTTCCGAAGTTCTGACCACCGAGATGGGTGACGCCATCGAAGCCCTCGTCGCGCACGCCATCGACCCACAGCATCTGCGCTTGGTACTCAGTGTCGGCCCAGTCCTCGCCACGCTCAACCGTGAGCCAACGACCCTCACGGGTGGACGCAACGTCCACGCCCATGTCGTCGGCGATCCGACGCTGGAAGTAGTCGACCATCGCCTCGCGATACTGGTCGACGGTGTAGTCCAGAATCTCGCCGTCACCAGACAGGCTGAACTGCGCGTCGTCCACGCGGTCACGGACGATGCCGTCGATCTCATCCCACGCAGTGTCGAAGTCGGCTTCGTCGCCGTACTTCTCCTGCATACGGGCGAAGATCCGCTTCAGATTGTCCTCGGCCTCGTACGAGTCAACAACATCGTCAAGGTTGAGGAACCCCTGCGTGTTCGGATCGAACGTGGTCGCATAGAACGTGGGCTTGCCGTCCTTGTCGACGGCACGGTTGATCACGTACTCCACGGCGATCTCGGGATCGTCCGTGGTGTAGAACCCGATGCCCTTGTGCACAGCGCCAGTGTCAAGAACGTTGTTGATCGGGTCCGGGTTGATCTCATCGCCACGGACCTTCGACCCGCCATGGAACACGGGCATGTCGCCTGCGGCGAACTCGTCCCAGTCGAACTCGTCAACCATGTCGACAAGGTTCTGGCGGATCGCGTTCGCGTCTTCAAGCGCAGACTCGTACGCCTGACGGGTGCGGCTGTACTGCTTGACCAGCCGCTTCAGGCGGCTGCTCTCGATCAGGAGTCCGTTGTCGGTAAACCACTGCCGGACATTGTCCGGCATCCGGTTGACCATCAACTTGACGCCGATGGCCTCGGCCAGCATCGGATCCGTCTTCGCCATCTCGGCGATGACAAGGATGTCCTCGATGGGGCGCTTGCCCGGGGTCGCCTCAGCGACCTCGCCGAACAGTTCCCGATGCAGGGCGAAGATGTTGGATGCTTGGTCGATCTCAGCGTCCGCGTTGTCAGTCACCATCTTGCTGACAGCATTGACTGCAACCATGTCCGGCGTGGAGTAGCGCAGATCAAGCGCGTCGCCAGCGACGTTCGCCCGGACGTTCGTTACCTTGTCGAAGTTCTCCTTCGCGAGAACCGCGATGTTGCCATCAGCAATGTCGATGTTGTCGACCTCGTCCATGTGGTGGACGATCTGGTACAGGCCAGAGTCGACAATGCGAACAACCTTGTCACCATCCTGCATTCGCTGCGCAATGGCGCGGCGAATCGCACGATCAGTCAGATCATCGAAGCGCTGTGCAGCGTCGGAACCCAGTTCCCCCTGCTGCGCACGGGTGCGCAGTTCCGAGTACTCCATCGCCTCGCGACGTGACATGAAGCGAGCGACCGAGTCGTGGATCTCGTCAACCGGGATCCCGTCTTCGACACCCATGATGTCGTCAACGGTGGAGACGGGAACCGACTCATCGTTGATGGCGCGAGTGGCTGCGTCCTCAGGGTTGTCGAACGCGCCAGCAGTCTTCGCCGAACGGCGAGACTTGGAGGTCGGGGCGAGCAGTGGCCGGACATACTGGGAGGGAACCCAGATCTCCTGAGCGTTATCCATGATCTCGGTCATTCGCCCACGGGCGATGTCGTCAATCTCTTCCCACACCTGACCGACCATCGTGTCCAGACGGTCGATGTTGGACTGGGCGATCCGCTCCTGCGCAGCCTTGCGGTGCTGAGCAATGATGCTGTCGCGCTGAGCGATCAGCGCAGACAGGGACTGCTGGGCCTTGTGCGCTTCCTTGGCACTTGCCTCGCTCGTCTCGCGAGCAGCGTCAAGGTTGCGGATAGCGCGACGCACGGAGCCGTACTTGATGGCCCGGGGAATAGCAAGCGCCTTGTCTGCTCCACGTCCGATGGACGAAGCCCAGCGCACAAACGCCGCATCCTGCTCGCTGATCCGCGTACCCTTGCTGCGGTCCTTCAGTGCACCGATGGTGCCGTAGGCAGCCAGTTCACGCAGCCAACCCTCAGCCACGTTGCGCTGGGTGTAACCCAGCCGCATCAGAACCAGAGGACGCCAGATCGCATCGAACCGGGAGAACAGTTCGTCAGCACCCTTGCTGAGGTTGGTAGCGGTGCGACGCGCGGCGCTACCTTGCTCCAAGCGGAAGACAGTTTCAAGGAAGTTGAAGTCAGTGGCGAAGTACGTCTCAGCCTTCTTGGACTGCATGTCCAGACCGCGCAGCGCCTCCTGCATCTGAGGCACCGAGATGATGTCGCCGGAGTCTTCGAAGAAGCCGTGACGCTGCACGTTCTCCAGAAGCCCCTGCTTCATGGACGAGTACTGGGAGACGATCTTCGCGACACGCTCAGGGGCCACGTTGTAGTGCGCGGCAAGCGCACGAGTAACGGTAGCGTCGAACTCCTGCATGACTTCCCACCGCGCCGAAGCGGTGGGAGCGTCGATCATCTTGCGGTAGATGCGCTCACGGAACCCGGACACCGTCTCTTCGGTGCCGGGGAGAAGCGCCTCAGCGTTCATCTTCGCCAGACGCCGGAACATCGGCGTCGTCTGGAAGATCGCGTCGATCTCGCCAACAACCATCTGCGAGTCATTGAGGTCAACGCGACCGACCTGACGGGCGGTCTTCATGTAGTCCATGCTGGAGTGCGCGAAGACGCGCACCTTGCGACCGTACTTACCACCCGTGAAGAAGGAAGTCTCCTTCCACAGGTGACCGCCAGCGTCACGGAGCGCAGCCTTCTCGGCTGCCTTCTCCATGGACACAACTGAGTTCGGGCCGAACTCCAGTCGGGACAGGGTGATCTTGTCAAGGTTCAGGGTGGAGATGCCGCCGTCCTTGGACAGGGCGGCAACCATGTCACGCAGCGGCTGGTTCTCCTCCAGCGCAGCCTTGTACACGTCCTCCAACTGGCCGAGGTTCTTCTCGGCCATGGCCTTGTTCGCGGCAGCGAGAGGCGTGGTCGGCGTGATATCGAGTACGCTCTTGAGCCGGTCGATCTGCTGCCGCTTGTACGACAGGGCATCACCAGCGATGGCGTCCATCTTCAGCAGTTCATCGACCGCAGCCATGTCACCGGCCATGGCGCGGAGACCAACCTGTACCTGCTCGTACGTCTTCGCGCGGCCAAGCACGCGAGCAACCAGAAGCGAGTCAGTCGACGTGGAAGCGATCTTGTGCTTCAGGACCTGCTGCTCGTTCATCTTGACCAGCGACTCGGCGAGCCGACCCATGTCGGTTCGCTTCGCCTCAACCGTGCGAACCACATTGCCGTTCACGTCAAGGATCTCGCCCTGAGCGAGACCCTTGCGGAACGCATCGTTCGCGACGAGTTCGTCGGTCATCTTGTTCACGTCACCGAACGAGTCAAGGCTACGCATGAACAGGGTGCGACCGACCTTGCCGATGCCCTTACCGGCGATAACGTCCACGCCGACGTACCACTGGATCGCGGCGTCAGAAGCGCCAGTGATCCAGCGGCCAAGTCCTTGGTTGTAGGCAGACTCACGCTCTTGGTAGTTCGTGACATCCCAAGTGGAGTACAGGCCGGACATCCACGAGTACAACTGGCGCGTGTTGTTCGGATCCTCAAGGCCGATCTTGCTGTCCTCAAGGATCATCTTGTCAACGGCTTCCCGCGCACCGGGGATGACGTTGGCGATCATGTTGTAGCCGCCACGACCGTAGAACGTGGCAAGACCCTGACCAGCAGTAATGCTGTTCGTGGCCGTGATCATCTGGCCGTTGTCGCCTATGACCTCGATGTTGTCGCCCCACGTGTCGCCAACGAGGCGACCGATCTCACCGAAGTTGATGCCGTCGCGCATGTACGGCGTTGCCGCGTACTTGCCCGACACGACTGCCTCACCCGTGAGGGCGGTAGTGGCGATGGCGGTGTTCATGCCGCGCTGGCCGTAGTCCAGTGCGGTGATCGTGGCACCCAGCGGTGCGGCGGCTACGCCAGCAACACTGGTAACTGGGTTGGTGGTGTCAACTCCGATGCGTCGACCAGCGGCCTTGACGGACTCGTCCCGCATCCACTTGCCCTGCGAACTGACAGTCTGAAGGCGACCGTTCGAAGCGACGGTCGGGGTCATGGAGTTGGCGAAGTCCTGCATCGCGGCACCGCCCACGGTGCCTGCGTCTTGGCCACGACCCATGATGAAGTTCCACGCGCCACCGACGGCATCGCCGACGGCGTCCATGACGCCGCCGTCTGCCTCAGCGGCAGCCTGCCCCATCTTCTGACCACCACGACCCTGCGGCTGGCCAAGAGCCTGCGCACGGAAACGACCCAGAGGGGAGTTCTCGCTATACATCAGCGCCTCCCATCCAGTTCAATACCGCGTCGCGGTCCTCAACGCTCTCCCAGTTCACCTTCGCAAGCGCGTAGATGATGGGGGCGTTGACGACGCCAAGGCGATCAACGCCAGCAGCGACGTTGTTCACGAAACTGAGGTCGCTCAACGAGCGCCTCGCAGGTACTTGACGAACTGCCGGAACGAATCCGGCGTGTTGTCCATGGCAGCCATCTGCTCAAACTGGGGCAGGTACTTCGCGATCATCGCGGTGTCTGCATCCAGAACGCTGTCAGTCGGCAGTGCTGAAGAATCTGCACCGGGTCCGTAGTCGGCCCCGTCGTACACGGGAACGTCAGGACGCTGGGTATCAGCGAACATGTCCGGGGGCGGAGTAAAGCCGCCAGCCATCGGGGCACCCTGCTGGATCTGCTGGAAGTCGGCCTGCTCGCCGTACCCGGCGTCAGGCAACTGCATCGGGGACTGCATGTCCGTGCGCCGAGAGAGCGCACCGGGGGGTGACAGGGCCGCACCGCTGCCATTGAAGCCAGCGTCAGCCATCAGTCACCTCCTCATCCTCATCCTCGTCTTCGTCTTCAAGGTCAAGCGTGAAGCCCTCGTGCATCAGGCCGAGGGCCACAGCCTCGCGAAGCGTGTCGCCGAACAGGTCGCGCACGCGACGCATGATGTCGTCGGCAAGATCAGGGGAGTAGCCGTCAACTTCCACGTTGAATGTGGTGAACACGGGACCGACTCCGGTCTGAACCGTGATGCTCTTCGGCATGTTCACGGCCACTCCCCTTCCAACTACTTGATCTTGACGGCAGACGGCTTGATCGTCTGGGTCTTCTCGGGCTGCATCAGAACGCCCTTGGGCGGAGTCGCGCCCGACGGCTCGGGTGCGACAATCGGCTTGTGCTCCGGGGGAGTCTGGAATGACCCCTGCGAAGTTCCGAACATCGACATGTGTTACCTCCCCTCGGGCGCTACGCGATGGACCGCTGCATCACCGTGCGAGCCGCCATCGTCGGCTCTCCACTGTTCCTCAGCCCAGCGAGAAGTTGCTGCATCTGCTCGGGCTGAGCCTGCGGGGGAAGGCCGGGAGAGGGTGTGCCCTGTGGCCCAGCCATAGGTTGAGGGACCTCGGCACTCTCGGTAGCGGCCTCACCCGCAGGCGACTCTTGCTCAGGCTCAAACGCTTCCGCGACGGCCTGTTCAATAGGTACGCCCTTCTTCCGGGCGTCAATCACAGACGCGATCTGACGGATCGCAGTCTGTGGATCTTGACCCTGCGACGCCATCGCAGGGATTGCTTGGCTGTAGCCAGCCACGGACTGGAGCATGGAGTCGCGCAGCGCCTCCACGTCCATGATCTTCTCCTCCTCCGTCACATCCATCGAGACAGGGAGTTGGCGACGCACGAAAGCCTTGCTGAACAGCCCAGCACCCAGACCCTGAAGGGACCAGACGAGCGCCCGGTTGGGATCCAGTCCCGCCATGACGCCGTATTCGAAGTTGACACGGGTGTTCCCCTTGATGTCGCGCGACGGGGTGTACTTGAGTTCGGCAGGCGTCCCATTCGTGATGGTCGCCACTTCCTTGTGCTCGTCCGGCCAGATCGCCTCGTCCATCTCCAGACACATGGACAGCGCGTCAGTGAGCGCGCTGCCCAGCATCACCTGTGCGACCTTGATGCGGGAGTCGAATCCACCCATGAGGGCCTGCACTCCGCGCCCGGTGACGATGGATCCGTCTACCTGACCGGCGCGAGCGTCGGGGAATCGGGCACCGAACTTCAGTTCCTCATCGAGAACACGGTTCTCGATCATCGCTGACTGGGGAAGTTCCAGTCCGACGCGACGGATCTTCTCCGGAGTGCCGGACCTGATGATCGAATCAGGTCCGAAGGCCATCTCCTGCACGTCGTTCGGCAGGGCGATGGGCGCTTCGACAGCCTTCTGCGTGGCTTCAAGGTTCAGCAGCGCCAGTTTCGCCTTCGCTGCCCACACCCACAGGATGTCGTCGTATGCGCCACGGGGCTTGTCGGTGAGCGCAGGGCGCTCAGCGATGGAGATCGGGATGCGGGAGATCGGGTTCGGTACCGCATTCAGTACCAGACCGTCACGTTCCGGCAGGATCAGGTACTGCCCGTCGGTGTCCCAGAACCGGATGACCTCCAGTTCGGGGTTGTCCTCCTGCCCCCACTGCTTCTTCGGCAGGATGATGTGGGCGTACTCGGGGTACAGGGCAGCGAGATCGTGCGCCCTACGGCGGAAGATCCGCGTGTAGCACACCAGACGGTGGAACCTGTCCTTCTCGTAGTACGAGCCAATCGGGTCACCGAGGGTGATGTGGGGCCGCTTCTCCTCGTAGTCCGGCTCCACGAGCACGGGCAGGAACGAGTACGTCATCATGCGGTCTGCGCCACCGATGTTCTCGGTGCCGAGACGGCTGGAGTACACGTAGTAGTTGACGATCTTGGTGAGCCGGTCAGCCTTGGACCGGCGGGACTCGTCAAGGATCGAGTCACCGGCAGCCGTGAACGTGGGCAATGCGCCCACGGACTCGGCCACATCCTGCGCCACCACGTCAATCGTGTTGGCGACAATCGGCTCAGACCAGTCCTCAGGGAACAGCCCTTGGAACAGTTCACGCGAACGGCCAGTACGGACCAGAAGCATGCGCTTCATCGCCTCGTCGCGCTGCGCGTTCTCCTTCTGGAGGCGCTTGGCGTGCGACACGATCTCCTTGGCGTACTCAGCCACGCGCTACCTCCCTACACCCATGTCGATTGCTGTTGCCTTGACGTGAAGTACTCGTCAAGGTTCACGACCATCTGCCGTGACTTGTCCCTCTCGGACAAGAAGTTGTTCTTCCAGAAGGAAGACCTCCCAGAGCGGCCTCCCGACACCACTTCCCGTGCCCTCAGTTCCGCGAACCACAGGGCCATCACCGTGTCCTGACGCCTGTGCTTCGTCTTCACGGTGGGAGACCATGCGATCAACTCCTCCACCAGCAGTTTCGGTCCATGAGACTGGGTGCTGGGTAGGTGGATCAGGTTGTCCTTCTGATGGAACCGCTGGTTCGACTGCCCTGTGGCGGCGGTTCCGAACAGTCCCGACATGGATGCGACTCCGAAGTCAGGGTCCTGCTTGTTGTTGCCAGTGAAGTGCGGCTTCAGCACGATGCCCTTGTTCGCGAGGTACTGGTTCAGGGACTCGTCGTAGACGAGGAACCCCTGAAACGCATTCGCCTCCACGATCCACTCGTGCGGCCTGTAGGTTTCCGTCATCTCCTCGATGAGCGACCTGATCTGGGCCGGAGTCGGCCCGGACAGGACGCGCACATCCAGCACATACCGCTCACTCGTGCCCCGATGCACCGCATACGCCACCGCTGCCGTGTTCCCGGCAACCGCCGGGTCCATCGAACAGATCGTGTAGAACCCATCCGTCTGCGTCGGATGGCCCTTCAGGCCGGGGTTCAGCGGTCCCGCCTTGCGGAACTCGTTCACTGAACCCCGTACGCACACTGCATCGAAGGTCGAATCCTCTTCGATGTCCAGATTCTGGTAGACGAGCGACCACTTGCGGGGACCAACCTCGTTGCGGACCCGCGCCAGACGCGGTCCAGTCCACCGGGGGTACAGCCCGTCCTCATCAGGCTCATCGCCCTCAACGAAGCACTCATCCGACTTCGGCCACAGGGTCTCCCACTGGTCCTCAGTCTCGCCGTACTCCAGTACGGCTGGCATCGACAGGTAGGTCCACGGGACCGTACCGTCGGTGTAATGCTCCGGGTTCCGCAGTTCCGAGTACAGGTCAATCGGGGCGACACGGGTGCCGACGATCAGCAACTGACCGCCCGGACCCAGACGGGTCGCGACCTCCTGCCGCACCCACTCCATCTGCTTCGGCCACTCGTTCGCGTTCGACAGCGTGACCGTGTCATCGAGGATGATCAGCCCAGCGCGTGAACCGTAGATCTGCCCACCCATGCCCAGTGCTTCTAGGGTCGGGTCCTTCTCAGACCCATCACGCGAGCCGGAGTCCAGATAGACCCGGGTCGCGGACCACTGCTCTGCACTGGCCTTCCACCCATCTACGGGGGCGAACGCCAACTGGAGATCCGCGTAACGCGGATGAGTGAGCCGCTGCTTGATGGCGAAGATCATCTTCTTCGCCATCTCCTGCGTCTTCGACACGATCATCACCGCGAGGTTCGGATCCTTGATGATCCGGTACGTCGCGTACTCAATCGTGATCGTCATGCTCTTCGCATGGTTCGGGGGGACGTTGATCAGCAGACGGCTCGTCCCTGCACTCCCCGGCTCGTACACCATGTTCGGGTGCAGGCAGGGCGGCTCCTGACCTTCCAGAAGCGCCACCATGTTCAACTGGTGCGGGAACAACTTCCGCCCGAGGTACTTCTCTGCGAACTCGGTGAACGAGCCAGCATCCTGCTGGCGGGTCTCCGGGCTAGCCACATGCGTCCGGACCTTGTCGACCAGATCGGCCCAGTC